ATGCAATATACTTTGTCTCCAGAATTAAAGGGAACCTCCGCTGAAGATGCGGTAAATCTTCTCAACTCCGGTGAAATTAACTTCAATCTTGCGCGAGCGGATACATCCTATGCTGCTGCAGTACAAACGGTGAATGTGAACGCAGGTGATGTTAATCTTGTAAGCTCGAAAAAAACCTTCGGCTATGTAGTGGGATTGAATAACACTGGTGTCGCTGGTACGGGGCAGCTATTTACTTTTCCCGATAGAATTGCAGCGGCCACATTTTTCGACAAAAATATAGTTGGAAACCAAATCGGAAATATTATCCACGAAACGCTTCATCTAGATGAGTCAATTGATACGACAAGAAACTCCATTGCTGACAGCCTAGCTGCGCCAGGTGTTGATGTCACTTCAGACAAGTTCAAAACAGTTATTGAGGAAAAACTCCTAAGAGACACCGTCGCTATCATTGATGCTGTATCTGAGGAGTTCACGTACTACAAAAACTATACCAGTATCAATGAAATAATCAGTACTTACGGAAAGCCCTCCGCAGATGGGACAGTGCCTGGGCTAACGAACGCTGAAAAAGCTGCACTAAGAGATTACTTTAATTCACCTGCCTATACACCACCAACAGTGGTAGTGAACGGGGTCCAATATGGGAAAACACCAACTGGTGAAATTATTGTAGTTAATCCAGATGAGAGCACGACACCCATAGAGGAAGTCGCACCTGGAGGTTTTTGGAATACACTCTCGAACGCCACTAAGTCATTGGTGGATGGCGTTGTTGAAGCCGTAAATGCTGTTGGAAATGCAATTAAGACAGGGATAGAAGCAATTGGTGCTGCTATTTCAGACGCGGTAAGTGCGATTGGTGGTTTCTTCAATGATGTTGTTGACTTCTTCAGTGGTAATAAGGATCGAGATGAGGGAACCAGTTCAGACAGGGATAACGGAAAACCTCTCATTCTCGATCTCGATGGTGATGGAGTAGAAATCAAAGTTGATGGGACAACTTCGTTTGACATGGATGGCGATGGTTTTCTTGAAAAAACTGCTTGGGTTGACCCTGACGATGCATTCTTGGTGATCGATCTCAACGCAAATGGTACACGCGGGGACGGCGATGGATTGATCGATCAGACTAAAGAACTAGTTCTCACTGAATTCGTTGATTGGGAGGGCGCAACTGACCTTCAGGCGCTTGCCACGTTTGACCAGTGGGTCGAGCGAGGGGGCAACCAAGACGGAGTACTGAACGCATCTGACTCGGTCTGGTCCGAGCTGCGAGTTTGGCAGGACAGTAACGGCAATGGGAAGACAGATGCCGGTGAGCTACGAACGCTGGCTGAGATAGGAATAAGCCAGATTGACCTAGCCTATAGTGATGGCACCGATTTCTCTGATGTTAGCAATGACATCTCGCTCGTAGGCAGCAAGCTTCTTGGAACTTCCTCATTCACTCAGAATGGTGCCGTTGTTGAAGATGGGGTGGGAGATGTATCGTTGTCCTATCAGGAAAACGGCTGGCGCTCGGTGGAGACGAACTACGGTTTCGTTCTGGAGTATGAGGATGGCACATCTGAGCGTCATGCGGAAATTTGGAAACATTCCAGTGCGAATTTAGATCTTGCGGTCGACGATTATGCGGGTGCTCAAGGTGATGATCGAAATAATGACTTTAATGCAAGTGGAACTACTGTCTCAGTAGCGCTCGAAGGATTTGGCGGAAATGACACTCTAACTGGTGGAAGTGGGGACGACTTGCTTTCAGGCGGAACGGGTAATGACCTTATACTCGGAGGCGCAGGTCAAGACATTTTGAGTGGCGGAAATGGCGAAGATATTCTGCGCGGGGATCTAGGAGACGATATCTATTTGTTTTCGCTCGGCGATGGCAAAACCACCATAGATGAAAGCAGGTTTTTAGTTTCCGACAACGGTGAGAGTTTTGTAAGTACGAATACAAGCGATTTTTCGTCGACTTATATACCTCCAGAAGGTAAAGGTGGCTTTGGCGATGGGCTATGGATAAGTGACACCCACAGTGGTGCAAGCATTAGGTCAGTTGACACAGGGACCGATACACTAAAATTTGGCAGTGGTATTGGAATCGCTGATCTCGTTTTGTCCACAACTCGTGATCTAATCACGCCCATAGATAACGGTAGTTTTATCGTGAATTCTGGAGAAGTGGCGCGGGAATTGAGCATCAACTTTGCTGATGAAAATGGGTTTATCAACGGCATTGATGCCATTAAAATCGCAAATTGGGGTGTGTTTGATATTGAGAAATTCGAATTTTCCAGTGGGTTCTCCTTCGAATTGTATAGGAATGACCGAAGATCGACAGATGGTTCTATCGTAGAGGACACAAAAGGTGTGCTGGGCGATTCCGGAACGAATGGAAATGATTCTATAAATTATAGCGGGAGGCTGGATTCGACTTGGCTCTCTGGATTGCAGGGTGATGACACGATTAGCGGCAGTCTTGTTCACGATGTAATTAATGGCGGTATGGGAAATGATGTACTGACAGGAGGTATCAGCGGCTTGCCAGATTTTGGAGACGTGTTTGTCTTTAAGGAAAACGATGGCCAGGACACAATAACTGATTTTGAATTGGGTATTGATTCAATTGTTTTTGATGTCTCGGGAGGCGTCGCTTCAGATATAAATGTTAGTGATTCTGAAAATGGAGTAATCATAACCTATGACGAGGATGACACGATTACATTGAGTGGTATAACCGCTGCACAACTCACATCTGATCATTTCCAGTTCGCGTAGAGGATGAGTATCGGAATAGATATGGAGAGAGCCACAGTCACAGTTCTTGGAGAAATGGTGTGGCTCTACTCGCATTCAAAACTACATGAAAAATGGCAAATATCATCAATCCATAGGTGGTTACTTCCTGCACTTGAGACTAAGCAATTTCGCATTTATCACAGAGGTACAAAGCCTGTAGGCTTCGTTTCCTGGGCTTGGCTAAATGAATCGGTCGAGACTGCCTACGTCTTGAATACATCTAGCCTACGTCCGAACAGTTGGAGATCGGGTGATCGGCTCTGGTTTATCGACTTGGTTGCACCTTTTGGGGATGCCACGGCCATATGTCGTGACCTGAGGAATAAAGTTTTTCCAGATGATGTCGGTCGCTTTCTACGCGCCAAACAAAGCGATGACACACTTCGAATTATGTATGTCCATGGGAAAGATGCGGTTAGCAAGGCTCGAGATGGACTCTCTAATCCATCCGTTCTGAATGTAACTGACGCTCCGCGTTGAATGACTGAGGAGTTGCGGAGGTTTGTAATCTATATCGTATCGATACGATATAGATTAGGATCGTGACCCATTAACCTCAAAGCAAAATGCATTTAGCTATCGTTATCCGCTTTCTCTACGAAAATTGATGCTTTGGCATTAGACATTGATTACTTATTCCTCCGCAGAGTTGAAATGCACTTGATGTTTATCTCCTTAAAACCATCTAAGCCGCTTGTAGAGTGAGCTCGAGGTTAAGTCTTCAAAGGTTGTTCTGAACGATGGCTGCAATACTGTTCAGCTTGTCAGCATTGCACTCCGCGGTTCGTTTCCACCCGAGCGTCAGCTCGACAAACCCGCCTTCAGTGGCCGCACTTTTGACCGGCTTCGCACAGGGCGTTGTAAGTACAGCAGGGATCTCGTGCTCAACATATAATAGCTCGCGTTGTTCACATGCGGTCAAAAGCATCGCGCAAAAAATCAGACAAACGCGCATCATATCCCTCCCTATTTCGGAGTAACTGCAGGGTGGCGTCGAGATCCTGCTGTTCCTGTTGCATCCTGCTGAGGTGTGCATCAAGGACCTGAGCCGCTTCTCGCGCATTGGCTAGCTCACGATCTTTCACTGCGAGCATGCGCTGAGCAGTGCCCAAGTTTTCGCGGAGAATTCCATTAGACCAAACGAGATATCCCGCTGCCCCCGTGGAGAGGCCAGCGCAAATAAGGGCACTTATCGCAAGGTAACGGATCACGCCTTCAGCGCCTTCAAGCACATGGCGCGCTCTGACATGCGCCGGTTGGTCAGCCCCCGGATCACCCGGCCACCTGCACGGTTCCAGCGCGGGAGCTCATTGCAGGCCCCGGTGAGATCGCCCGCATTGGCTTTGCGCAGCAATGTGGAGCGGCAGGCGGCAGCGGGGCCGATATTGTAGGTCCAGGAGACCAGAGCCACCTTCATGCCGATGGGCACATCAGCGGTAAGGCACCGATCCAGCGCTGCCTCATAGGCGATGATCTCGCGGGCCAGCATCGCGTCACATTCAGCTTTGCTGTAACTGTCACCGGGGCGCACGCCCTTGGTCTCGCCATAGCAGACGGTCCAAACCCCGACGACATCGCGGTAAGCGTCCGTCCTGAGGCCCTCCCACTGGCCGATAAAGCTGATCGCGGATGCGAGAGCCACGCTGCCGCCAGCCAGCACGCCAATGGTGCGTTTGCGCACGGCCCCGCTTTCATCGCGCCGGAAGGCCGCCCAGAGGCCGGAGGTTGGTTGCACCAGGATCCGCGCCGGGATGGCGATGAGATTCACCAGGGCGGCGATCCCGGCAAAGACCAGGGGATCGAGGCCCAGAAGATCCGGGCTGACCAGCGAGACAAAGACCGGCAGCACCGAGATGACAGCGGCGAGGATCAACAGCCGCACCGACCATGCGCTGGTGAGGGTGGTTTTCCAATTAGGGGTGAGTTTCATGGGGATCTCCATGGCAAAAGAGCCCGCAGGCGGGCTTTGGGTGGTTGCAGAATGTTGGGGGATCAGCGGATCGGCAGGCGCTCCATGCGCTCAAGCCGGTTGTCGATCTTGTTCAGGGTGGAGAGGATCAGCGACAGGCGCTCATCCTGGCGGGCCAGTGCGGTCTCATTGGCCCGCACCCGCGAGGTGAGCGCCGCTTGGCGGGCCTCGGAAGCGGTGAGATCCACCCGCAGCCCGTTGATGGTCTGCGAGAGGGCTGCGGTTTCCCCGCGCAAGGTGGCCACTTGAATGCCCACCCAGAGCCCTGCGCCAACCAGACCACAGGCCACGGTCCAAGCGAGGGATTTGTTCAGGGTGATCCCACGGTCGCTGTTTTCAATCATTGCCATGTGCTGCTCTCAAATTGGCGTTGAAGGGAAGAGGTGTGGCGGTGAGCACAGAGCGATCATGCGGGCCAATAGCTGTCCTCCGCAAAGTCTGCGGGGATCCCGTTGGGATCATCCTTCAGCAGCCAGGACGCGCGCGAGACAGCCGAGATCAACGCGGCCCCCTTCATCCAAAGCTCATGCATCTGGGCGGGTGTGAGCGCGTGAACCACATTTGCGCCATCGCGGTATTGCATCAGGTCGGTGTTGCCAGCCTCAATCCTCCCTTGGGCGATTGTGCCGAGCGCCAAGAGGTTCTGCCGGTCTGCTGCGTCCCCTTCGACCACAATGGTTGCGTTGTAGCCCGTCACGGTGAAGGGCTGCATATGCAGCCGCCGGTCGCGCTCTGCATTCACATCTGCGCCAGTCGGGGTTTTCGGCCTGATCGAGATAATGCTCATGTGACGGGCTCCTGTTCTGGGGGGACGGGCTCTTCCTCAACCGCCTCGCCCTCAGGCGGCTCGGGCATGACAAAGGGGTTCTCAGAGCCGACGCCATAATCCGCGCCCACGCCATCGGTCAGATCCGCCTCATCGACGGCCCAGAGATCACGACCTGAGCGATCGGTCGGCACATCAGCAGCATCCAGGATCTTGAAGGGCCTGCCGTGCGGGACGTCCTTGGCCGCGATCTCTTCAACCGTGAGACCAGACCCTAGCCACGGGATGAGAACGCAAATCCCGCCCTCATCATTCTGGTAGACGATACGTTTATCCAAGATATTGCCCCTTTATGCTAAGATTGAGACGCTGACCATTTGGCAGTCATTCGCAACGCCGGCCCCCGCATCCGTCGTGTGGATGCGCACGGAACCTGTCTTTTGTGCGCCAGCCGCTCGGCGCACACCCACCCCAGGAACTGCGGCATTTGCAGCACTTTCATCAAAACGTCCTGCCCCAAATACCGCGTAATTCGCATCTGGCATCGCCGTGGTGAAGTTCACGGTGTAGTCACCTGTGCCATTGTCGGTGATCGACGTGACATTGTGGGCGTCCCGGATGGTTGGAGTGCCGGTGCCGTTGAAGTTCACCCAAGCCTGCACAGCCTGATTTGCCGCGATGCTCACAGCCGTGCGCAGCGGCGTCATGATCTGGTCGTTATTGGTTCCGGCTTTGGCTTGGGGGATGTCGGCAATCCAACTGCCTGCGGCACGAGAAGCAACAAGAGCACCATTCGTCCTCACATTCTTGCTAAAATATGCCTCAGAGAGATCTAGCCGAAGCACCTCTTCCGTAGCGACAGGCACGCCTTTGGTTGTGCTGTCTGCCAAGGAAACAATGCAGGACGCCGCGTTTTGGTCAGTCGAAAAGGATATTCGCCCCGCCGACTGAGCCGGGTTATCACTATCTGGCACCCCACCTTCATGATTGAAGGTTATATTACAGTTTCCGTGGCCATCGTTGGTTGTAATGGCAACAGCGCCGGAACCAGTTCCCGCAACAACTCTTCCAATCAAATTAAGCGAGCCAGTAACAGTACCCCCTGTTTTGCGCAGGTAAAGGGTTGGATCAAACCCCACGATCTCGGCCGCCTCTTGTCTGCTGGCATTGGCGGCAGCGGCATAGGCTTGCGCCAGATCTCTGGCGGCTTCCGCACGCACGGCAGCAAGACTTTCGGTAAAGATCGCAGGAAGCCCCGCGACCTTCTGCCAATTGCCTGCAGCCCGCTCGTAAACCCCAGCCTCCTCGGCATCGCTGATGACCAGGGCAAACTTGCCATCCGCCACCGCCGGTCTCGCCTGCAACACCGCCAGAGTCTCATTGAACGACGTCAGACTGCCGCTCCCCGCGAGGCTTTCCGTTGCCCGCATCCAGGCCAGAAAGTCATCCCGTTCCGGAGCATGTGCTGATCGAGGAGGGTTCCCGTAGAGAACCCCCTCAGGTGTAAGTGCCACCATGATTGTCACCTATGCTGTAAATGTTTCCGAGGCCGACCAATCAGAGACACCAAGCCCGTTGGACCGGTTTCTGATTTGAACCTCATAGTCTTCGCCAGACGCCAGATCTGACACATTGAGCGTTGTTTGCTCACTCCCCACCACGGCCTCCGTCCAGAGGGGCAGGAATGAGAGCCGTCGATAACGGATATCTTGAAGGTAAGCCGGGCTTTGCGCGTCCCACTCAAACGTGGCCGCGCCATTGCCTGCAGTCGCGACGTGAAAGCCTGACGGGACCGGCACGCCGGTTTGCCCTTCAACCGCCTCATATGTCGGGCGCGCAGGCTCCTCTGCCGCCGTAAATGCAAAGTCATCCGGCTGCACTGTATTGGCAGAGAGCGAGAACAGCCCGAGGCTTTCGCGCGCCATCTCCCCGACCTCAAGATAGAGATCCAGCCCCAGTTCAGGATGCACAAAGCGCACAAACCGATGCGCACGCCCCCCGGATCGGCCCCCGAGGATCTCATACCCCTTCATGCCGATGGTGCCCCTCACTTGATACTGAGCGTGCTTTGAGCGGGCCAAGCGCTTGTTGAGCCGGGCCGCCTGGAAGTGATTGGTGACCATAAAGATCTGCGGCTGATCCGTGACAGGCTTGGCCGCAATGCGCGCCACCCAGGCCCCGCTGGGGGTTTCCCGCCACCCATTGTCCGGCTCGGTATAAAGCGCTGCGACCTCATCAGGCGCATCGGCCCCATATTGACCCTCGGTGAGCTCAAACGACAGAAAGTCGTCAGGCCCCAACGTCAGCTCAGGCTCCAGCCAGCGCCCCACGGTGAAGCCAACTTTGCCATCCGTGCGATCATAGACAAAGGCATCACAGGCCGTGGCCAATTGTGCGCGGTGGGTCTCATAATCCTGCTCATCAGACAGCGTGCCATTCAGCTCCCATCTTTTGCGGGGAATGCCAGCCGCATCCGGCTCAACGAGATCACAGGCGTCTGCCTCATCCGCGATCTCATCCCAATCGACCTCCCGCCCCATGACATTGACGCACCAATCCGCAAACACCAGGGCCGCATTGGCTGAGAACTTGTACTGACCGTCACGCGGATCATAGAGATCCTTCTTCCCATCCAGCACCGGCGAGTACTGCCACTGACGCCCCCCAGGAAACACCTGCGTGTAAGACTCGTTTGGCGGTCGCGCTGCCCAGATCACAGCCCCGGCCAGCCCCTCAAAGTCAAACTCTGAGGTGATCTCTGCAAAGGCGGCGTCAAGACCGGCATGCACCGCTTGCCCAGGATCTCCGTTAAAGACATCAACGCGCCCATAGCCTGCAATTGGGCTTTCCGAGATATTGCTGGCGTTGGTGTCTGCTGCATCGGTAAGGCTGACAATCCGCTCATCCAAACGATGCTGAACCACGCCTTTGATCGGATGCGCGGCGAGTATGGGAACATACCAGCGTTTGTCATTTGCAAACCCGGTGAATCCAATCGGGCCGCCCTTTCGCGTGCGCCCATAGACCCATTCCGCATAAGACACCGGCTGCGCAAAGTTCACCATGCGCTCAATCGGGGAGGCATTCGCAGCTGCAGGCGACGGAGCCAATTTGGCGGCCAGGGCCGAAAGACCAATGGCGACCACAGTGCGCACCACAAACCCACCCACCAAAGTGCCCGCAAATGCAGCCCCTGAGGCATAGGCCGCCGTGGCTGCCAGCGCTGTGCTGGCCCCAACCCCAAGTGCGCCGCCCACAAAGGCCACAACAGGGGCCGCTTCCGCCGGTCGCGGCGAGAGCATGGTGGATCCCAGCAAGGCGACGAACAAAACACTACGCGTCATAGCCAACACCCCAGATGGCCAGGACCTCAAGAACACCCGCAGGCTTAATGGTGGTCGTGCCGCTGGGCCCCTTGCAGCCCCACGCCGTGCCCAACCAGATGCCGCCGCAAGGCGCATGCCGCCCCTCACCATCGCGCAACATCAGCACAGCGACATCCCCCGGTGAGGGCAGGCTCACGCGCGGCAAACCTCCAATGGTGTCCAGGCAGGCTTCCACCGCGTCCACAGGATGGCGCAGAAAGCCGGTTTCGCGCTGACAAGATCCGCGGCTGTCATAAACCCCACGAATAGAGGCCGCCGGATCTTTCCCTGTGACCCGCAGCACCCAATCCGCCAGGCAGATCATGCAATCCGTCTCGCCCCAGATAAATGGCTTGGCCATCCAGGCATGCAGCTCTTGATACAGTGGCGTCATCCGAACAGTTTTTCCTCTTCAAAATCCGTGGTGGGCATATGTTTGAGCGAGGGGTTGTCATGCCCGATCAGCTTAGCGTGCCCTTCGGTGTTGAGAACGATGCGCCGGGCGGCGCGCCGGTTTTCCGTCCAGGCCTCAAACCCCAGCGTGATGGATCGATCCTGCGCGCCGCTCACCCCAAAGGTCAGCGAGCGCATGGTGCGCTGCATCCACTGAACCGGGGCGACCTTGGGCGCATAGAACTCCTCAATCGAGGCGCAGGGCTGCACATAAAAGGTGATCTTGCGACCCGCGATATAGGCAAAGCCCAGTGCTTTGACCTGCGCGATCAGATCGTCTGCATCGGGATCCTGGAAGAACGACAGGGTGACAGAGCCTTCCGGGGCTTGCCCGTCCAGCGCGCTCCCCAAGCTCGAGACCGAGGCGAGCTGCGTGCCGAACCACTGATCCCCGTTGACATCAACAAAGACCCCATCCGTGCCAATGATAAAGCGAGCGGGCCCGTCTGGCGTTTCAATAGCGCAGAGATCCAGGCCACCTTTGAGCGTGCCACCGGGATCAAAGCCCTCGGGAAAGAAGCTCATCGGTTCAATACCTCTCGAAAGTTCAACCTGGGGCGGGACACCATCGCCAAACCATAGCTGCTGCGCCCCATTCCCTCCTCGACGGCCTCAAAAAGTCCCTGTCCCTGCAGACGGATCGGATCTCCCTTGGCAATCGCGACCCGCAGCGGCATCTGGATCTCCAGAGCGCACACATCACCGGCCCGCTCTTCAACGGACGTCACCACAAACGGCCACATCTGGTGGCTCATGATTTGCCCCGGTCTAGGCCTGTGTTCGGCACCAGAGATCACGATGCGCGTTGCCCCCGCCGGGGCATCGCTGTCGGCAAAGCACAGCGGGTCATGTGCAAAGCCAGCCCCGCTTGCGAACAGGCCACCACCTGCAAAGCCGAGCGGTTGTTGAGAGCGATCTCCGTCAAACCCCACCGGGTCGATCATGGTGAGCTTGTAGATCCCAAGTCGTCCCTGGGCTTGCGCGCGCACCGTGCGCCACATGGCCATCGCATCCGCATCCAAAAACAGACTGGGGGATCCGATCCAGCGCGGGAATTTGTTGAAGACAACGGCGGAGTTGCCGCCGGTGGTGTCGCCATTGGATTGGCCGCGCCAATCAATATCCCAATCCACCTCCACGAACCGCAACAGCTCGTGAGGCACCGTCACAATGGGGCGTTTCATCAACCCTTCCTATTCAAGTGATTTTGCAAGTTTCCGGAGGTCTTGCGATCTTGCATTTGCATCGCTGCAGAGGAGGTCTGCACGGCAATGGCCCCGGCGATCTGCTCAACGGCAGCGCGCCAGTTTCCATCCTGATCGACAAAGACACGAATATCCGCAACGCCACCGCCAGAAAGCGCGCCTCTTGTGGCTTGTGCAGTTGAGACCCGCGCGCCGCGTGGCAAGTTCACCAGCTCCGGGCCCCGCTCGCCCACAAGGGCAATCCCACCTGGTGCCGACAGCGTGCCATTGGCAAAGCCGGGAATATTCTCAAAGACATTGCCAAACAGAGAGCTGAACGCCTTGTTGGCAAAAGCCGTTGCCAGACTGGAGGCCACCTCGCTCAGCGCCTCCTTGAAGCTCTTGGCCCCCGTCACCAAACCTGCAAACGCCGACTGACCGGCGGATTTGACCGATTGCAACTCTTGCGCCAGACCCTCCACCGCTTCAGAGGCACGTCCCGCACCCTTGCCGCCCTCGCTGCCAAGTGTCGCCAGAGACTCTGTCACCCGATCCGTCGCAATCGCGCCACTCTCGGATTCCTCGCGCGATTTGCGCATGGCCTCGCGCAGCGCTTCCATACTCGACAGCGGGCGTTGCGCGGCTTGCGCCAAGACATCCGCCCGCGCCCGGGCGGCATCCGCAGAGGCCAAATAGCCATCTGCCGCCGAGGTGGTCTCATAAGAGGCCGCGCGGGCTTTCACCGACGCCCCGTGCAAATCCTCCACAACCCATTTGAAGCCGGGAATCCCATTCATCGCACCCGCAAGATTGCGCAGGAAGATCGACCAGCGGGTCTGCAAGGTTGCAATCATCTCGTAAAAGCCACTGCTGACATGATCCCAGGTGGCACTCAGCGAGGCCCCCATCGAGGAGGCCCCAAGACCCATGCGCTCCCAGACCTCGCCCGCAACGGCTTTCATCAGTCGAAGCGCTTCACCAAACCCGCCCAAACGGCCAATCAGACGCGACAGCTGATAGACCAGCTCACCTGCGCCAACGATCAAGGCACCGATCCCGGTGCGGATGAGCGCGCCCCGTAAAAACACCAGCGCGCCCGATAGGGTCGCCGTTGCCAGTTTGGCCGCCACCAGGGCCGCCACATAGCGTGTGCCAAACCCAGCCACCGCCACGGCGAGATAGCTGCCCATCCGCTGCAAATTACCTGTGAGCCCATCGATCACGGCCCGCAGCGTGCCCCCCTCGCGCAGGCTGTCCGTCATGGCCTTTGCCAGGCGACCAAGGGCGGGCACCAAGGCTTGCGCCAACCGCTGGCTGGCATATTGGCTGACCAGCGCAAGGCGGGCGATGCGATCATTGGCCAACTCAATCTCAGCCGCATCAACACCACGCACCGCCAGGCCGTAGTCTTCAATATCGGAGCGCGCTTGCCGGATAGCGTCACCGCCGCTCAGCATCAAAAGCACCATTTCCCGATTGCGCACGCCAAGATCGCGCAGCACCGCAGAGGCCTCACCCGTGCTCAGCCCCAATGCCTTTATCCGATCCGCGATGCGCGCCAGCTTTTGATCCGCATCCGTATCCGCAAGATCCTGCACAGTGAGGCCCAAAGCATCCAGCGCCCGCTGGGCATTGCCAGATGTGCCGATTGCGGCAATCTCCCGATCGATGGTCTGAATGTCATTTGTCAGGCTCGACAGGCTGACACCCGCTTCCCCCGCCGCCAACTCCAGCGCCCGAAACGCCCCAATGGACGCGCCCAGACGTCGCGCCGATTTGGCGGCCTTGTCGAGATCCCGCGCCCCCGCAAGAGCTGCTGCGGTGATCGCGCCCCCCGCCGCCGAGGCCGCAGCCGCGACAGCGAGGAACTGTTTCTTCATGCCCGCGAGAGGCGATTGAACCCGTTTGCTGCCCCGCTCGAATTTGGCGCTATCAAGCCCCAGGTTCACCCGCAGAGCGCCAATCACTGATTTTGTCATGTCACCTCATCGGCGCCCCAGGCGCGCGCAAGCGCCAGGACCATTGCCTTTTGCACCTCAGGCGGCTGCGGTTTGGCCGCAGCACCTTCCACGAATTGCGTAAACTCTGGGATCTGATCCGCCCGCATCAGGGCCGCGACATGCCACGCCAACCAGGACCGATCCCGCTGCTCACGCTGCAGCCGGTCTCGCGCCCCCTGCATTTGCGCGAAGTACAGACGGGGCGTCAGAGACCAAAAAGCCGCCGGATCAAACCCAGCGGCAACATAGGCCCGCAACAAAGCGAGATAATCTAGGCCGCGCTTCCCGCGACCGCCGGGCCGTTTCCCGCTGTATCGCCCTCATCCAGTTCCGGCGAGGCAGAGGCGATCACCCGCGAGACAGCATCAAGATCGGCGCTCAAGACACTGCCCGCATCCTTCAAGCTGGCATCCTCATGGTGGTGCTGCAGGAAGGCATGCATGATGTGGCGCAGAATGACAAAATCCACATTGTCCTCTTCCACCCCCTCAAAGGCATCAAGCGCATCCATGCCCGTCGCCTCTTGGAACGCGATCATCGCATTGAAGTCACAGCGCAGTTTCCAGATCTTGCCATCGGCAGAGACCTCGGTTTCTCCCAGGAATGAGTTCGCCATCACGCCACCGCCAATAGAGGCTTGCCGGAGGGTTTTACCGTCAGCGTTGCCGTCATCTTGTCATTGTTCAGCTCACCTGCCTCGAGGCCAGTGATCACCGCGAGGAACGTCAATGTGGTCGAGCCACCCGGCCAGCCGATCTGGCACCATTGCTTGCCCGCATCAAAAGCCGCCACCAGCGTTTGATACACCGCTGGCGTAAAGTTCAGCACCAACTTGGCCTCACCGGCCTTTTTGATGCCGGCAATGAACTCCTCAAACTGTTCGGGGCTCTTCAAATGCGTGGCATCGATGGCGTCACGCGACAGCCCCGGTGGCGTGATGCTGGTCACTTCCGCAAGCGCAGGAAAAGGCCCGGCTTTTGCTTCGGCCATTCCAAAAGTTGAGTTATAGCCGATATCGGCTTGGGTCTCAGACATGAGCTGTCCTCCAGTTTACAAAAAAATCCAAGGAGACGCGGCAGGGCCGGTCTGCCTCATTCGATCCGCGTTCCGATGTGTCGCGATCCTCCATGAGAAACACGCCTCGAAAGCCGTCTTGCCGGTAGCCATCCAGCGTCAGCTTCACGGCTTGCGCCAGGGCTCTGGCCTCGCTGTAATGAAGGGCGTAGCAATCGACCTGCACCCGCCCTTGAAACAGACCGTCAGTGCCTTGCAGCGTATGTCCCTGGGTGCCGCCTACCCGGTGCAAGGCAATGGCCGGGTAGTCATCACCTTGCGGGCGCGCACCCCAATCGACACGGTTGGCGCAGAGTGCGGCCACCGGGGCTGAGGCGCGCAAGATGGCGCGCAGTTCAATATGCATTGCTACATCCTTTTGGCCGCACGACGCTCAGCGCGGGCGATGGCTTTGGACAGCTCCGCCCAGAGATCCTCGCCCAAGCGCTTCAGCATGGCCTGGTGATCGCGGTCCCAAGCCGGACGTGCCCAGGGCTGCGGGGCTTGGTGGATGTTGCCAAACTCCGTGTTATGCGCCTGTGGCAGCGGACCAGCCCCCACAAACATCTCAACTGCCGCCCGGTCATCACGGAACATCCTGCGATGCTGGGCACGCTGGTGCGGGGAGAGCTTGTCACTCACCGCGATACTTTCCACCAGATCACCGTCTCCCCGAGGAGCCGCCAGCCGCATCAGCTTGGCCATTGGCTCTGCCGAGGTCTTCAGCGCGCGGCGCAAGACACCTTTACCCGCCGCCTTGCTCAGGGCGTCCAGTTCCTCTTCCAGCGCGCTGAAGCCCTCAACTTGCATCTCAAAAACCATCGCTAAACCTTCGCAACAGCCGTGATCTCGAGATATCTGCGCCCGTCACCGATGTCCTTCACGCCCAGGATCTCGTAGTCTTTCCCCCGGAACCTCAGCCGGTGTTGCGGCGTGACCTTTGATGCAATCCCCCAAGCCAGACATTGGAACCGCGACATCTGTGAAGCGGTCACCTGACCGTTGCGCCACTTCTCGCCATCGCTCACGGGGATATGTTTGCACCATATCACCCGACCGACGGGCTCAAAGGTTGTCGCGCGCCGATACCCATCATCCTCTTTATGTGGCGCGAGAAACTGGACCTTTGCGCTTCGCTCAGCAACGCGCATGGTCATCGCCACCAGCGTTTGTAAGAGGACACCAAGCGGCTGATTGAGGCCGGAACCTCCACCGGGGTCTCACCAAACACAACAACCTCCCGTGCTTCATAGAGATGCGCAGCAAACAAGAGGATGGCATGGCAGATGGGCTTTGGCACATCGGCAGCCGTGCCAAAGCCTGCGGTAAAGCGGATCTTGAGCGGCAGCGAGCAGCGCCCCGGGCGGGGCCAGTTGCGCGCCTGAACATAGAACCGCCCACCGAGCTCAAAGAGCTCCGGCGATGTGACAACTTCCCAGGTCCCCGCAGGCGTATAGACCTCGATCTGATCCACCGAGGCCACCGGCCCCAGCATCAGTTCCACCGATCCACCAGCCCCGGGCACATGGGGAAAGCTCTGCTGCCAGACCTGATGCACCAGCGCGAGGCCCAGCTCGCCATCGTCGCCATCAAACTGCGCCACCGCCACATCCAGACAATGCTGCAGGTGGCCATCCTCTTCGCCCTCTTCCAGCCGCAGATGCGCGCGCAGTTGGGCGAGATCCACCGGCACCTCTGCCGGTGGGGTAAGACGCTCCATCGCCATGGCTCAGGCCGCTTTCATCTGCAGGACCTTGATGGCCTTGGTCTGCGCCGGGGCCCCATCGATGCGATGCACGCCCATAATGGCGAGGTTGGGGAAAAACTTCTCGCGCGCCACGCCAAGGAGCGGATTGCCCACCTTGCGCACGTAATATTCCGAGAAGTCACCGTAGGCGATGGGTTTGGTGCCCGCACCGATCTGCGCCATCGCCTGGTTAAACGACACAGGCCGCCCGTTGAGCGTGGCGGGCACGCCTTTGGTGACATCGCCATCGGACCACAGATAGCGGCCATTGCCATCCTTGAGCTTGCGGAGTGCCTTCACCGACTGGTCATGCATCTGATAGCGCAC